GCGTATGGGTTCTGCGTTTGGCAGACTGCAAGCAGAGCTAGTTCAGCCAGTATTGCAGCGCGTAATCTACATTCTTAAGAAGCAAGGGCGCATTGAAGTCCCAACAGTCAATGGGAGAGAGGTCAAGGTTCGCTCTGTATCTCCATTAGCCCAAGCCCAATCTAATCAGGATATTTCTAGCGTAGCAAGATTCCTAGAGTTGGTTGGCGGGACGTTTGGCCCTGAGATGTTGCAGCTTCTAATTGACGGTGAACAGACAGCAATTCACTTAGCTAAGAAATTTGGTGTGCCTGAGAGCTTGATTCGTGATGAAGAACAGCGTAAACAAATAGCTGCATTAGCGCAGCAAATGGCGCAGCAGCAACAGCAACAGGGACAGATGGTTGCCGAACAAGGTTAATATTGGGATCGACGGAATACAAAGAGCTTCTGCTAAAGATGTAGAGGTAAGCCACAATATCGCTCATGTATTTAGTTCGCCCACAGGACAGGAAGTCCTGCGTTATCTGCGCTCCATTACAATCGAAATGGTTAATGGGCCTAATGTGACTACAGAAGAGTTGCGACATATAGAGGGCCAGCGTTATCTCGTCGGCCTTATTGAGCAACGTATCTCACATTCGCACAGGAGTAAGAACAAATGAATGAGACAGTAGCCGAAGCAACAGCCGAAGCAGCTACAGAAGCGCCTACAGAAGAGCGCGATTTTGTTGTAGCAGAGGACAGTCAACCACAACGACCTGAGTGGTTGCCTGAAAAATACAACACAGGTGAAGACTTAGCTAAAGCATATAAGGAGCTAGAGTCAAAGCTTGGCACAAAAGATGAAGACATTCGGTCTAAGATCATCGAAGAGATTCAAACCGAAGCCTTTAGCGAGAGGCCAGAGTCAGCAGGTGACTATCAACTGCCAGATATTGTGAATGAAGAAATGGCTGTAGATAATGAATTGCTCAAGTGGTGGGCAGATCATTCATACGAGAACGGCTTTTCTCAAGATGAGTTCAATAAAGGCATTGAAATGTATGCTCAGGCTACTGGTGGGCAAGAACCAGACCTTGATGCAGAAGCTGCAAAGCTTGGAGATAATGCTAATGACCGCATACAAGCTGCGTCTATGTTTGCAAACAAGTTCTTTCCAGAGCAAGCAATCCCTGCTGTAGAGCGCATGTGCGAAAGCCATGAAGGAATCCTTGCTCTTGAAGCCGTGATGGAGGCAATGAAAGACGGATCGTTTACAGGCGAAACGCAGCCGAGCGCAGGTCAAAGTGAGGCCGATCTAAGGGAGATGATGAATGACCCAAGATACCATAAAGACCGCGACCCTCACTTCATCAAGCAAGTCACCGAAGGATTCCAAGCCCTTTACCCAAACAGAGGTTAAGATTCTAAAAAGGGGGCGTTACTACATGACCCCCTTTACCTTACGTCATGTTGATGAAGTTGTTGCTAACTTGAGTAAGGAAAATAAAAGAGAGCTTGCTATCTTAGGTCACACTGACGTTGAGCAAGCCATCATTGAAATGTACGAAACATCTGAGTGCTATCTTGTAAGGCGAGAAGGCGAAAGCTTTATAGCTGTTGGGGGTTTGTTCTTTACTGAAGATCAAGACTTCCCTCAAATGTTCTGCATGTTCTCAAATAAAATAAAAGAAAACTTCACTATGCTAGCGCGTGGATCAAGGATGTTGGTTAACTTCTTTGACAAGACTCAGCCTAACATGACTATGACTATCCTAGCAGATTATGAGGGAATATTGCAGTGGGCAGCTTGGCTTGGCTTTGAACCTGTTGGCATTTCAGTGCTAGGAGAAAACAAGTATGTTGAATTTGTGCGTTGCAATCCGAACAAAAAGAATGTTTACGATAGCTCATTACGGCCCATAATGCACTGAAAGGCCCGAAAGGATACCCTTATTGAAGTGCGAGAGTGGACACCCGTTGTAAACCGTAACTTCAATTAGGACTGTGAAAATGGCTAATACAATTGACCAAGCCTTTATCAAGCAGTTTGAAACCGAAGTTCACATGGCGTATCAGCGTATGGGTTCTAAACTACGGAACACTGTTCGCTCTACGAATGTGACTGGTTCAACTGCTCGTTTCCAAGTAATCGGAAAAGGCACAGCCAATACGAAATCTCGTAACGGCAACGTAACTCCAATGGAATTGGCGCATACAAACGTCGAAGTCACTATGGCTGACTACTATGCACCAGAGTACATTGATAAACTGGACGAGTTGAAAATCAACATCAACGAACGTCAAGCTGTAGCTCAATCTGCTGCTGCTGCGCTTGGTCGTAAGACAGATGAGATTCTAACAACTGCTCTTGATGCAGGTGCTAACTCAACTCAAATCCACGACACTGGCTCTGCTTTGGCAAAGGCTGACCTGCTTTCTCTCTTCGAGACTGTAGGCAATGCTGATATGCCAGAGGACGGACAGCGCTTCTTGGCGATGTCTCCTGCAGGATTTGCTGATCTGTATAACATTACAGAGTTTGCATCTTCTGATTTCGTTGGCGATCAAAACCTGCCCTTCGCAGGTGGCATCACCATGAAAGAGTTCTTGGGCTTTAAAATCTTCTCAACGTCTGCGGTTGCAGGTGGCAAAAACTTTGCTTACCACACAAACGCTGTTGGCCTTGGCATCAATGCTGATGTTCAAACTGAGGTCAACTATGTTGCAGAAAAAGTCTCACACCTCGCAACCTCTATGATGTCAATGGGGGCTGTCGTTATTGATGACGATGGTGTCTATGAAGTCTTAGACAATAACTAAGGAGAGTAAAACATGGCTTATGCAGCAAGTGGACTAGCTCGAATTGGTGGTGACTCAAACGGAAGTTTGTGGATGTACACAAGCGCAGACGCAATTGCGACTGTAAACACAGAAGGTTACTTTAACAGCGCAGCAAATATGTTAGCTGTTCGTGACCTAATTATTGTTTGTGACACCAATGTCCCAACAACCAACTTTGTTAATGTTCTCTCGAACACTGGCACTGTAGTCGATGTTTCAAACGGCACTGCTGTCGTTGAAACAGACGGCGATTAATAAAGGGGTGGGGGCTTCGGCCCCCATACTGCCATGCCAGATTATGCAAACACACCGATTAAGATTTGCTCACGCGCATCATTGCTCATAGGCGGTGATGCGATTCAATCATTTACGGATGGGACTGCTGAGTCTTCTGTCGCAGATGCGATCTATGAAGATATAGCGCGGTCTTCTCTGACAAACACACGATGGAGGTTTGCATCTAATCAGGCACAGCTAACTAGAATAGTAGCTGCACCAACAGGGCGTTGGGATGCGGCATATCAAATACCGTCCACATCATTAATGGTGAGTGCGGTAACTGTGGAAGAGCAAGCTATTGCTTATGATACATATGGCGATAAAGTTTATTGCGATGCGGTATCTACAGATGAAGTTATTGCTGACTTTATCTTTAGAGCAGATGAAGCCGACTGGCCTCCTTACTTTACTCTTGCTGTTGAGTTTGCTGTTGCTAGCGTCTTTGCAATATCTCTAGCAAGAGATGCGCAGCTAGGCACTGCAATGGAGAACAGGGCAGAGCGTCAGTTCATAAAAGCTCGCAGACTAGATTCGCAAGCACAGACAACACGCAAGCTAAACACTTCGAGGTTCATTGCTGAAAGGCGCAGCTAATGCAAAAGATCAGAGTACCAGTTAGCAGCTTTCAGTATGGTGAAGTAAGTGACTCCCTTATTATGAGGACTGATACGGCTGTATATACTGCATCAGCGCAAAGGCTTGAGAACATGGTCGTTATGGCAGAAGGCTCTGTCAAAAAACGCTATGGCATGAAACACATTTACGATTACAGCATTACTTATAGCTCAAGCAATCCAGAGCAATCTCACCTTTATCCGTTTGTCTTCGATGAAAACGAAGAATACATCATTTCGATAGAACACCAGAAAGTAAGGTGCTTTCGACTGATAAATGGTTCGGATACGGTTTCTCTTGTTGCAACGATTACAGCAGACACAAGCAGCGCTGCGCTTCCCTTCGATCAAGCTTATCTAAAAGAATACACTACAGCGCAGTATGGCGATGTGATGTTTGTCTCGCATCCCCTCTTTGCTCCAAGGATGATAACCCGAACAAGCCTAACTGCATTTGAGGTATCAACTTACAGCTTCGATCAAAGGGCAGATAACAAGAAAACATATCAGCCTTATTCTAAGTTCCAAGCCCACGGCGTTACGCTTGACCCATCATCTTCTAGTGGGAACGGAATAACCTTAACAACAAGCGCAGCATATTGGGATACAACTGGCTCTCAGAGTGGCGGCAACTATCCTAGCTCACTTCATGTTGGCACAACTGTTCGTTATGGCGGCAACGAGATTGATATAACAAGTGTTCAGTCTGCAACTCAGGCAACAGGTAATGTAGTTGACTCATTGAAGATTAGACTGTCTGTTCTGAATCCCCTTAGAACAATAGATACGACTACAACGATAGAGGTAACACATATTGCTCACGGCTTTGGCGGCGGCGAATCAATTGCAATAGCCGAGGCATCAGCCGTTGGCGGCATCAATGCAAGCAATATAAATGGCGCTAGAACAGTCGGCACAATTATTGATGAAAACACATACACTATAACCGCAGGGAGTTCAGCTAACGACTCTGAGGATGGAGGGGGTTTTGTAAAAGTTACCACCCATGCGCCAACAGCAGATTGGGACGAACAGTCTTGGTCAGCTAAGAGGGGCTATCCTGCGGCGGTGGAGTTCCATGAGAACCGTCTTTGCTTTGGGGGTACAATAGCAGAGCCAGACAACATTTGGATGTCTCAGCTTGGTGAGTTCTTTGACTTTGATGTAGGCGATGCAGCAGATACAGATTCTATCTCTATGGTTGCTGCAACAGGTGACGTTAATGAAATAAGGTATCTTGTTTCAAACAGAGACTTGCAGGTCTTCACTGCATCTAATGAGCTTTACATCCCGACTTACTTGAACCAAGCAATTACGCCAACTAATGCTCAGATACGAAAGCAAACACCATATGGTGTGGAACACGTTGAGCCTATGTCGATAGATGGCGCAACGATCTTTGTGCAGAATAATGGTAAAATTATTCGGGAGTATATCTACACTGACACAGAAGAAGCGTATACCGCTACGTCTGTTTCTACGATTGCATCTCATTTGATTAACGCCCCAACTTATCTAGCTATTGTGCATAGTGGATTTGGCTTGCCAGATTCCTACGCAGCCTTGACTCTTGGTGATGGTGATATGACTCTGTTTTCTTCTAACAGGGCAGAGAAGAGGGCATCATGGTCTAGGGTAACAACAAATGGGCGCTTTGGTTCTGTCTGTTCAATAGAAGACAGACTCTTTGTTAATGCTTATGATTCAGAGAACAAGCTGCAACTGTGTGAATTTAGGGGCGATATTGGTTTAGACTTCTATCTTTATGGGGCTATAGGATCGAATGTGGTCGATGTAAGCGCTTTGTATAATCATAATGATGTTGTTGATGTCATTGCAACAGACGGAACTACGCTGTCATCATTGGGCCAGTTTACTGTAAACAGCAGCAATCAAGTTGATATGTCAGCCCACTCTGGCTCTGGATATACGCACATCTACGCAGGGAAAAAATTTACAGCCAAGCTTGTAACAAATCCAATTGATGTTTCAGCAGGTAATGGCCCAACCACAGGCGAGATTCGCGGTATAACAAATGTTGTTGTCGATATGAAAAACACTAGATCGGCTAAGATAAACAGTAGGCCACTGGTTACAACAAGCGGCTTTACTGGCAAAAAAGAATTTAGGTTACTAGGTTATGATCGAAACCCACAAGTAACTATTGAACAAGATCACCCCCTTGATATGCAGATCAATGGGCTAGTAGCGGAGTTAATAGTTTAATGGACCCAACATTAATTTTTGCAGGTATTAGTGCAATTGGTCAGATTGCAGCAGGGCAAGCAGAAAAAGAAGCTGCTGATCTAAATGCTTTTCAGATAGAAACTGATAAGACTTTAAATAAAGCTCAAGCTTTACAGATGTCTAGGTCGCGTAGGGCTGAGTATGATTCAGCAACCGCCGCTAACATAGGTGCTTTCTATGCAGCAGGTCGGGATGTGGATTCAGACCGAAGTGTGCAAGCGTTTTTAAAGAAACAGAAAGAAGTCGCAGGTCAAGACATTGGGCGTATTGCTAGACAAGAAAATATCCAAGGCATAAAGGCAGAGCTAGCTGCTATGGGTGAAAGGCGGCGTGGGCGCAATGCTTTAACTGCGTCTTTGTTCAGTGCGGCAGGTACTATGGGAGAAGGGTATCACCGATATTCTTCAACAAAGTCTGATATAATAGAATAAGGGTCTAAATAATGGCTGTAATTAGGCAGAAAACGCAAGTGTTCAATCAGCCAGTAGGTGTTGTTCGGGCTGATGCAGGAGCAGGTCAAATAGGCCGAGCAATTAGCAGTGCTGCCTCAAGGCTTTCTGATCTAGCATATAGGGATGCTGTTGTAAATGCTGAGAAAGCAGGTCAGCAAGCAGCTAAAGCACAACCTTCAAGTAGGATTGTATCAATAGACCCAGATACGAATATGCCTGTTGCTTATGATCCACCTGCAAGCTTCGGCTCTATTGCCTCTAGGTCATATCAGAACATGATAGATCGAAGGTTTGAGGAATCTATCCTTAACGAGTTTGCCACTAAGGGTGCTGAGTTTGCCGCAAGCTCGACTACTGCTGCGCAATACAAAACTCGCATGACGAACTATATACAAGAGATGCATAGCTCAGAGGGCGAAGCAACCCCTTACAGCAGATATATTGGCGAGGCAGGGAAAGAGTACGTTGCAAGCACATACTCTACTTTAGCTAAGAAAGAAGCAGAAGCTGCTAAGAAAGCACTGCAAAAACAGCAGCTACTACACGGATACGTTGACGAACAAAAACTTGCAAAGCTTATTGCAGAAGGAGCGGACAGCGAAGAAATATCAGCGCTTGGAGATTCTCTTCGTGCTAGGTATTTAGACCTGTTTAACACCGAAGGCATAACTTTCTCAGCGTGGTCATCAGCGAATGATCGCGTTAGTGGGCTTCAAGGTTTGTCTGCAAACAATGCTCTTGTAGATATATACTCTAGGCTTTCAGCATCAGAGCAGTCTTTGTTTAAGCTTGGGCTTACTGACCCAAAAATTATGGCGCAACTTTCTGATAAGTTAGATAACCCTAACCTAGAAAGATTAGCCATAGCTGCAAAGACCCAAACAAACGTGCCTACGCTAATCGCTGCCTTAGATTCTTTTGCTTCTATTAGCGAGGATCATGTTGAGGATGAAGTTAATAGTATTGTCTCTGAGCTTGCCCCAACTTTAACAGCATCAGCCGAAAGCATTAATAGTGTTTTTGAAAAAGCTGACGCAATTGAGGACCTAGATATTAGAAGCGCGGTTAAAAACGAAATTGCAGCAAATTGGGTTGAAAAGAGCTTAGACGCATTAGGGAAAAAAGCTTCTGACATAGACATTATTTCCGAAGCTTTGCAAAACTCAGCATCACCAGATTATAAAGCAATAGAAGATTTGATTGGGTTTGAAAATTCGCTTGTAGTAAAAATAATTCAAAGGATGACCCCAGAACAAAGGTCTGATCTTGCAACTGAGATAAGCGACAGACGAGCAGCGCTAAACAGAATGGAAAATGTTGCTGACCTTGAGAAAGAAAACAAGATAAGGCAACAGCTAACAGATTTTGCAGAAGCTGTTGACTTAAATGACGCTTACGAAAGAGCAATCACTGGCATAGAGACTTCTAATTTAGACGAACAAACCCAACAAACTCTAATAACCAGAGCGAAAGAAAACTACGCAGAAGAATCAAGATCAAGGGCAGATAGAATACTGCTTTCAACAGCCGAGCTTCAAGAGTTAAGTGATGCTGTAAAGCAACCGTCATTAGACTTAGAGGGGAACATCCGTGAGGCATGGATGCTTCTACGTCCTGCATATGATTCTGCCCCTGCAAGCACAGAAGCATATTTATCAAGAAGGCTTAAAGCATCTGAAAATCAAAACAACAGATACCTTAACGGCGTTAGGATGGATGCTATTGAGGGCAACCTTTCAACAGCAAGCAAAGACGATGTAGCTTTTTACGACAAGCAGTTGTTTGGCAATGTGACTGTTACAGCAGCTAATATGTTTGAGTTCCCTAAGATTGTAGAAGCTCTCAACAAAGGGGTAATTCTGCCATCTGTAAAAACAGCAATGGAATCTGCGCTAACTTCAAATGACGAAGCAGCATTTAACACTGCGATCCAAACATTTGAAAGGTTCTCTAGTCTTGAGGCGGTTACAGAGGATGGTCGACGCACAGACCTAGACATAATGCGTAAGTCTTTAAGCCCAGATGCTTATGCTTTGTATTCTGCAATAAGCAACTCTGCGCGTGATGAAGGCGTTGAGCCATTATCTATTGCGATTGAGTTTAGAAATTATGAAGGCAACATTGACGCTGATATAAAGTTAGACCTTGAGCTTCCAAAAAACGCAAACATTAGGAGAGCTTTAGACGCTTATCCAATGAGCGACAACTATAGAAAAGAAATTCTATCAATGCTTCGCTTGCAAAAAGTTAGAGGTAATAAAATTACTGATGACTCAATATCTTCTATTATAGATAATTACACATCTAAGATGGCAACAGACCCAAATGTTATTGGGCCATATATCGGTGATAGTGCTGTCTACGCTAGAAATATATACATAACAGATTCCGAAGTCATAGAGAACAGAGAGCAATTAACAGACGCGCTTGCTGATTCAGGAATGTTCGATGACCTTCTTAGAGGCGACAATGTATTAGATTCAGCCGTTGCAGGTTTCCTTAATGCGATTGGTGGCAATGCTGTTGTTGCAACCCAGTCTGTTATTCAGCAGTTTACAACAGGTGTAGGTGCTAGTGAAACCTTAAGCGACAGAAACAGAATAAGACAAGGGCTTGCTGCCTTGAATATAGAACTAACTTACAAGCCAGTGGTTTCTTCTTTTAACCAAGGCGTTCCGATGTATGAGGTTGGATACATAAATGATTATGGTGGATTTGAGCCAATCATAATTAATGACACTCCTTGGACACTATCAAAACAAGTAGATGTAGCCGCAAAAAAAGGTGAAATGAGACTGCAAGCTTTAAATATGTTTCAAAGCTCTGTTAAAGCTGACGCTCCATCAGGGGATAAGGCGATTGCTGAGATCAATTACTTAGCAACATTAGAGCACATAACTGAAGACCAGTTTATATCTAGCGCTACAAAAATGAGACAGTGGGGCAGAATATTTAACGATGACGATATGGCTCTAAATATTTTTAGGGAGAAACGAAAGCTGTACGATGGTCTTTCTGACCCTCTACGAATTACAATAACAGAAGGCGCTGAGTCAGAAGAATGAAGTTAGTTATTCCAGAAGCAGAGCCGTTTCTTATTGGTAGGCAGCCAATGCAATCTACAGTTCCGTCTATAGGGCAGACAGGTAATGCTCAATACGGAAGGCTGTTTAACCCAATAAGGAATCAATGGAACTTTTACTCAGACGTTTCAACATATGACCCAGAATCAGTAGATCGTGTTGAGACAATAATAGAAATGCAGGGCTTTAACGAGGAAGACGCTCGGTATCTTCGCTTGTTTGGCATTGGCTCTCAAGATAACTTCAACTCTGCATTAAAGTTTATTGAGAACAGGCGGCAGAACTATGACGTTCTTAATCGCTCTACTGGCCTTAATCTATTTTTAACCGATCCAAGCCTTCACGCATCTATTGTTATTCCATATGCAGGTGTTAATGCCTCTATGCGTCTTGGCAAAAGCCTTGATGCTTTAGGCGCAACGAGTGGACTAAGGCAATATGTCCGAGCAAGGCAGCTAATGCGTGGCAAAGACCTTACCACTAAAGACCTTGCTACAATTGGCGCTCTGGATGCAGCAGTCGTAGACGGCAGCATAACGCTTACTGAGGCGCTTACTGAGATTAGCGGGGGGAAAGACCCTGCAACTGAGTTAGGCAACGCAGCGCTCTATACAATGGGTACTACGGCTGTTGGTGGGCTTCTCGGATATGGCATTGGCACAGCGCTAAACAGACCGCTTGCTGCACAGGCTCGACAAGCAACCTTTGGGCGCAGATATAAAGAATACTTGAACAGTGTGTCAGACAAACCTGCTGAAAGGGGCGAGGACTTATCGTTCACAGGAAAATGGTTTACTCATTCTTGGTTTATGAAGGCAGTCCCATCGCCTTTACGAACAACAATCCAAGACAAGTTTTTGCCTGATTGGGCTAAGATGGATATGCTAATGGCAATTGGCGATAATGGCATGCCGCTTGCTATGAATCAAATTGGCAAGAGTGTGGGTAGCTCTGCGTTTACTGAAAGCGCAAGGCGACAAGGCGACTGGTTTAAAGCTCTTGATGTTATTAATCAGAATTATCGGGAAGTAAGCCCTAGAGGCTCGGCTGAGTTCTTTAATGTTCCTGTTGGGGAATATGTAGAGCGAGTTCGCCGCAAGCTAGGCAGGGAAAGCTTTGCCCCCGATGAGTGGTACAATCACATTGGGCGGCTAATGGTTGATGAAGTTCCATATGATAAGATGACACCACAGGAAGCTGCATCTGTTCAAGCTGCGCGTGGATTCTTTGAGCAGTATGCAAAAGAACTAGAAGAGGTTGGACTAATTAATCCAAAAGACCTTTATGAAGACAGCTATTTAAAAAATGTTGGTCGGCAGATGGAGCTTCAAAGCGTTACCAGAAACATTATTGCGCAAAACAAACGATGGATGAAGCCACAGCAAGAAAGGCTTTCAACAGATATAGAAAGAATAACAAACAAGTTAAGGCAGTTAGAAAAAACTGCTACGACTAGGGGCTTAACTAACAAGCAGGTTCAGTTCAAAGCTGACTTGGAGAAAGACCTTGTAGGAAAGCAGGACTTAATAGCTCAGTTTGATGATGCTTTTGAAAAAATACAAAACGCCAAATCAATCGAAGAGCTATCAGGCTTATACAATAAGTTAAACCTAACAACAGATATGCGTAATGCCTTGCAAAAACTTGCAAAAGATATGGATGAAATCAGAGCTAGAATTGATAACGCTATGGACATGATGGCTGAAATGCCAACAACCAAATCGCCTAACAATTATCTTATGCGTATCTTCAACCGCCGCAAGATTGAATCAGAGCGAGATGGTTTTAAGAACATCTTAATGAATTGGTATCGCCAGAATCCACAGATTATTTCTAAGGGTGATGACGGCCTGTTTAAAAAGCAGGAGATGGCAACTGATCCTGTTTCTGTTGAGCGCAGAGCGAACGAAACTATAGATAACATTCTTGGGGAAACAGATGAAGATGCAGTAGATGCAATCTTTACTGGCTTTGGTCGTAGCGGCCCACTAGTATCTCGCCGTCTTAATATCCCAAATCACCTTATTAAAGATTATATTGTGACTGACATTAAGGAAGTTATGATAGCCTACACCAACCGTGTTGGGCCACGCATAGAATATCACAAGCGCTTTCGTGATCCAGAAACCAATCAGCTTATGACCCTAGAGGCCAGAATAGATTATTATAGGTCTAGGCTAATAAAGGATGGCGTTGACGAGAAAACAATAAACAAGTTTATCAAGAACTTTGTTGCGGTTTACGATCA